TTCCAATGTCCTAAAAGAAAAACTTGTCCCTCTAAAGCGGCTAAATCTAGTTCTGACCAGCCAGTACCGCTGCCGCTATTAGGTTTGGGTCGTCCATCTTAATTCCTCCGCAAACTTCAAGGATTCTGTTAATTGTTGGAACGTCTAGTGCATCTTCAAGCTTGTCTAGATCTGCAACAAGATCTGGTAGCTGAGTTTCTAGTGCCACTCCGCATGCCTCAACAAGAATACCAAGTGTTGCTGTCTCGTCTTCTGCATCTTGCACTTTTTTAATTACTTCCATAAACTTTCGTAGTTGCTTGATTGATAATGGCTTGAGCTTTACTTTAGCTCCGCTTTGTAGTTCAATCTCTTCTACATCATATACTGTTGTTGCCAATTTATCCTCCTTAAGGATCGTCTAAATTATTATAGCATAACCATTATAAGGGTACAACATCAAAGCCCCCAATTTCTTGGGGGCTTTGATGTTAATTATTAATATAATTAAGCTGCTAGAACACGGTCAATAATCTTACCGTATTCTGAACCATTGTGAGCTGAGTCACCTGATGGTAGCAAACGGAAAGTTACTGGGAATGTCGTTGCTGCTGTGCGAGCCAAAGAGAACTGTGACTGCTCTACAGAAAGAACACGACGTGCATAATATACACGCTCAGCTGCTGATGCTCCTGAAGTTGGAGCTTGTCCAACTGCAATTAGTTGACGCTCTGTTGGAGCTGCACCAAGTGCGCCTGCTTCCAATCCAAGTGTATCTGTCTGAGCCAAACCAGTTCCTACATTTTCTGCAAGGGTGCTTGACTTCTGACCAAATACTGCTAGAATATTTTCTAGTGTACCTTCTGCCATTTCTGTTGAAATCTGAACCATCATCGCAGACTTGAAAAGCTTAGCTGTATCGAGCAACTGATCAACAGTTACTGAATCGAATGTTGGCTGATAACTAATCTGAAGACCGTTATTTGTATAGCCTACGTTGCGGTATGCTGCTGCATCTGCTCCGCCATTTGAGTTGACATCTAGTGCGTTTAGTGTTTTCCAGTATTCTACACCATTAGCAAATGCTGGTACCTTTGTAGATGGTCCAGATGTTGCTGGTGATACTATTGCTGTTCCTGTCTTTACAACGCCTGCTTCCATGTCTGCTACGTATCCAGGTGTAGTGGAATCGTTTACAGACAAGAATAGAGGTGATGCACCAACAAGAATGTTTTTTGCATTTCCAATGTTTTGTGCCATTGTTTATTTCTCCTTCATTTCATGAAATTAATATATATATATGTGGCTGGCTAGGCCCTTTCCTCTAGTCTAATTTTACTCTACTAGGGTATAAAAGGCAAATTAGGCAAATCTGCCTTGTCCATCTGTTATTCTTGAATACTTTACTTCTAATATTACATCTGCTGCATAGAAGCCTTGTATTTCTTCTGATGGGGCTGTAGATGATATATCTGCTATATGGATACTATGGAACTTGAATTTATCTGATAGCCCCGCCCATTTATTCACATCTCTGGCAGACTCATCCATTCTTCTAAATTCATCTGTAAGGAAGTTTCTCATCTCAACAATATCCAGCAAGTCAGGTGAATATAGGGTAAGAAGGATCTGCTCGCAGCATATCATCCAGTTGTTCTCATATGACATTCCAACCTTATCATAGACTATGTGCTTTTTTCCGCTAAAGAACTGATTCATTTCTGGCTGCTGCTGAACTGGAACTATTGGTACCAAAGACTCACCTAGATTGTCTGAGTAATACTCGCTCTCATCAAATATGCCAAGCCATGTGAGTCTATTCCATAAGAACTTTCTTATTTCAAACATAGCATCTAATTTATAATTAGCCATTTACAAACCTCGCAAATGCAGCTGATGTTGCAATTTCTGCCTCATTCGCCAATTGATTTGGAGAGAAGCTATATTTAACTGATTTAATTTGTGCTGGTACTCCTAATGCTCTAGATAGTGATGAATTAAATAGTCTTTGGAATCCCGATTTTTTTATAGACATGCTTACTAGCTGTCCAGTAAAGAAGTATCTATATTGTGCAAAGAACGCATTTTTAGTTGCCGCTCCGCCTGGCTTTTTAACAGTAACTGATTGCCCCTTTGGCATGAATACTGTATATCCGTCTACATCGAACACAAGCCTCTCAGAAAATCTTGGGGAAATAACTACAGTCTTGCCTTCTTCCATAATTGAAGCTTTCTTGACAAAGACGTGCTTATTATTAGAGTTTTCAGAAGGCACAAAGGATTGTGAATCTAGCAACTCATAATTAACTTTTAACGAAAGGCCATCGGAAGGAAGTTTCTTTAATTCAAACAGTCTTGCTTCATTTTCGCCAACTCTTCCCCACTCGTATACGTGATGAAAAGATCTTGGAGCAGTTCTTGCTTTTGCATCGATATAATCTCCAAAATCAACTTGAAGCTGATCAAATATAACATTTCTAAATGCTGATTGAAATTGAGCATTTCCTGTGAGCTTAGCCATTACATTTGTTTTATAAAATAGAGCAGCAGATATTTGTGCAACTGTACTGTCTTTTATTGCACCACTTGCTGGCTTATTAGCCATAAGATTAACTAATCCGCTTGCCGCTTTAATTGCTAAAATTTCAGATGCCAATTTGCTGATTCTCCGATCTCTTCATCGAAGAGTTGTATCCTATCGTGCTTCCAAATGGGTCTGTTAGAGGGGTAACTCCCATAACTTCAAAAACAGTTGGAGTTTCAGTTGGATAATTAAGTTCTGTCCAAATAACAGTGCCTGAAGAATCTCTTATGTTTGTAATCTTATCACGCATAGTTATTCTTTCAGAAGTTCTAACTTGGATTATCTGTTCATTTGAATACTTATTGTTAAAGCTTTGCTTATCTCCTGAACGTGTGGTTGATGAATTTGTTATAATTCCTTTTGCATAACAATCTACAGTTTTTTGATAATGCCATTCTTTTTTTATAGCCCCAGTATCTTTATCTTGCTCCTCATACTGTCTATACAAATCAAACTTCATTGAGAGCATAGAGTCTACTAGGTCTAACATTATATTACCTGTACTTTTGCAGACATTACGTAGTCTGACAATAAAGCGTCTGCGTAAGCGTTTCCTGTTCCTGCATAAACGTCTGAAGTAAATTCAAAGTCCCAATCAAAAGTAGATATTTTTTTAACATACTTGTTTCTCCAGACATGATCTTTTGCAAAATAGTCTTTCATCAATTCTATTGCTGCAAGCTCTATATCGTCTGGGACTTTTTCCCATCCAAATCTTCCTTGAACTTTATAAGAAACGTCACTTCTAAATACTCCAGGGTTGTCATAAAAAGAAGGAGGCACTAATCCATTTGCAATATAAGTGTAGTTATCTAAAAGAGAAGACTTGTCTACCTTTATACCGTAGCCTGTTGGACTTACTTCTACAGCAAATCCCCAGTTGTTTATCTCAGAGATATTATCCAAAAGCAAGGAGTCGTCTGCATACAACTCATGCAAATCGTTTATTTTATTAGGCAAAGGCAAAACATCTGAATCAAATCCATTTAAAACAACTACGTCATCGTACAAAAAGAATTTCTGAGAAGTGTAAGATTCTATTTGCTTTCTAGCGAATCTTTCTGCTAGCATCAATTCCTTGTAGCTTTTGTAATTAGGGTCTGAGGCATCTACGCTAAAACCTAAATCTTGAACATGGTTAAAATCAACATATGGAGTTACAACATAAACCTCATCAACTCTGCTTACATACTTTTCTCCCATATAGTACTCCCATTTTAGCCTAAGAGTTCTATTTCTATCCGTATAATTATAAGGAATGTAAACCACATAAGTTCCTGGATTGTTTTCATCCAAAACAGAATTTAGGGTTTCTAGAATAGTAGTTGGGCTTATTGATGGACTTATTGTTGGATCAATAGTAACGTCATAAAGTTTTACTGTTGGGTTAGAAACAGGTGTTCCTATATCACCATTCCAGAATACTTGATGCGTTATTGGTGATTGAGAATTTAATAATATCTCTGCCATATGTTAGGCTTAGTTGTAATACTCCTGTACTTCTCTAGGTGTAGCCAATCTAAACCCTTCCTCCTTATCAAAAATTTCTTGAGCCACATCGGGCTTCATTGCTACAAATGGATGATCTCTTGTAAATGTGAAACCTAGTGCATCATATCTAGCATTTGGTCTATCCATCTTTACTAGAATCATATCTTCATCAAGCTTTTGACTTGGATCAAGTCTAGGAAGAATTTCATCTGCATCTTCTTTTGCATTTTCTATATTTTTAAGTGTCCCTTGGTAAACTGACCAAGTTACCCCTTCTTCTGCAAGTGCCGCAATTACATCTGCTTTATTTTTTAGTCCATCAACATCAACTGCAAAGTTTGCTGCCAATGCTTTTAGATCCTTGACTTTAAGTGTGTCAAATGACATATATACTCCTTTGGTATGTATATAAATTATAGCACTATAAAATTAAAATGAAAAGCCCCTAAAATTAATTAGGGGCCTTTCGGTAGTTATTTCTTATTTAATTAAGAAGCAACCTTAACGTCTTTTACGACTACCCATGCATCTGCCTGCTCAATTTGGGTTCCAACACGAGTATACATTGTATATTCGATTGAGTCCTTCTTTGGCCAGAAGAATCGGTAAACAGTTACATCGCGCTTGATACCAATAACAACGTTATTTGGGAATGTCAAGTGGACGTCTCCGTGATCTCCTGTTGGTGTTGCATATGAACCAGTCTGGGTTTCTTTTAGTAGTGGAACTTCAACAATTGGAATACCAAATGCGAATGGCGCTACATAACCTGCTGGACCACCTAGACCACCCTGGTCTCCACGGATAATGCTTGAAGCAATATCTTGTGGGTTAACGTTCTGGATGTTCTGTGATGTTGAGTACAAGTAGTCTTGAATTAGGTTTGAGCCAGCAAGGAAGCGTAGGTCTGGACGACGCTGCTTATACTTACGTGGCATTGCCTTAAGAGCCTTGTTGAAGATTTCACGGGAAATTGCTGCGCCCGCTCCAGCTACTACGTGGCCGTTTGCCTTTGCAATCTTAACAACACCGTCGAATGACTTGTAAAGTGCATCTCCAGTTAGAGCTGTGTTACCGTTAAGGACTACGTCCTCAAGGTCGTTACCAGCCTGTGTTGCCATAAGTCTTGCAATGTGATCTTCTAGATCTGCACCTTCAATGTTGTCTTCTAGAGACTCAGTTGAAAGCTCCCAATCTAGACGAAGCTTCTTTGTTGTGAGAGAAATCTTTGAGAACTGTACGGCTGCGTTTGAGCCAGTGTTCTCTGCTTCAGCTGCAAGCTTCATAAGCTTCTCACCGACGCCAATACGATCAATCTCTGTAGTGTCAGCTCTCATTCGAACTGTACGTGCTACTTTACCGATTACTGTTGCATCGAACATGTAATCTAGGAATCTTGCGGATTGCTCAGGATTGAGCAAGCCTCCCTTACCCTCGGAACCTACGTGAATTCCGTCGGTAGGGTTTGCTGCGCCAGTCATTCCACCTGTTAGTGTTGTGCCTGCTTCAGCTGCTTTTGCTAATAGTTCATTACTCATTAGTTTTTCACCATACCCTTATTTTGTTAATTCGCTAACGGAACCGAGGAAAGTGCCGTTCCATTTTGATTTTTTGATTGTTGTTACTCCAACTGACCCGCCAAGGTCAGAGGACTTCTTGATTGCAGTGTCTGATTCTACTGCGTCTACTCTTTTTTCAACTGTGTCCATGATGGACTTAATTGAATCAACTGCTGTTGAGAGTTCTGTGTGCTTTTCTGCTAATTCTGAAATTCTCAAATCGACATTCTTGCTAAAAGCTTCGACTGTTTCCTTGATTGTTGAAACCTGAGCAGCGTTTGCCTCAGAGGCCTTTTCCAAAGTCTCTGAGAAGAAACCCTTAAGGTCGCCTAGCATTTTAACAAAGTCAGGTGATTCCTGAGTTGTTAGTTCTGCTGATTTTTCCAGAACTTCGGCAGAAGTTTCTTCAGCTACAACTTCAGCAGACTCTTGTTCTACTGGGGCAACTTCTTCAATAATTTCTGCAGGTGCTTCTGGAGCTACTGCTTCTTCTACTACTGGAGTTGCTTCTTTTACATTAAGCTTTTCCACTTCATTTCCTCCTTCTGCAATTGCCATATTTATATTTGTGTTGTCAGGCAATGTTTGCAATCTTGATCTACGTGAATCAAGAATCTTCTCTATTTCTTTTGCTTTGTTTACGTCGTTAGATTCAACCCATCCAATAAGTTCTGTTTTCTTTCCAGTAACTGGAGACAAGTATTCTGATTCTGTTGACATAAAAACAGAATCGCTATCTGCACAATAAAAAATATTTTCCATTTTGACATCTGCTGCGATGCCCTTAAAAATCATTTGTCCGTTTACTTTTTCAATAGATAGAATGTTACATAGTTCATTTGCTGGTGAATCAACGATTGATAGTTCTACTAGTGCATAATCTTTAATAAATCTTACAGATGCTCCAGTTGATTTGTTTACTTCGTTATCTGATTCTAGAATCTTTCCGCCAATTGAAAATCCAGTTAGAGTTCCATCTAGAACTTTCTCCCAGGTATCCTGTGCGCCTTTTGAAATGTATGCGTCAACGTAAACTCCGTTGTAAAATTCTTTTGTTGTTGGGTCATAAAAAGTTTCTGGACGGAACGATGCAACCTTGCCAACTGCAAGAGGCTGATGCATTTCTCTTAGATTACCTCTAAAGCTTTCAAACGCTTTCATGCTAGCTTCTTGGGTAACGACATCACCAGTCTGATCCAGGTTATCTAGTGTAGCGAATCCTGAGACTGTTCTTTTTTCTCTATTGACCTTTGTAAATGGAACTGATAAATTAATAGCATTTCCATTAGAGGACCAATGTGACTTTTCTATGATCATATGTTATATATTATAGAGATTGTTGTATCAAAAGGCAAATAACTAGTTGAGTAGGACTAGTTGACTTGTCTTCCATCTCCCTTTGCATTTCTGCCCTCCCCAGATTTATCTGGAGAATTTGCTGATCTCTCTTGGTCACGGGCTCTACTTTGAGTAGCCTGAGCCTTAATCTCAGCTGCCTGGGCTGCAAGGTCTACTGGAACATCTCCACCTTCTCGTGGAACCATTCCCATTCTTACTCTAATTTCATTTGGAGTAATTACCTGGAATCTAAGATATCTTTCATCTATCTTAGACTGAGTATCTGCATCGGTCAAGGAAAGCTCATTAAACTTAAGCTCCATGGCATCAGTCATTTCTTGAATTATTTTATTTAATTTCTTTTCTAGATTTTCCTGAGCTGGGCGGCAAACCTGCTCTTTAAATGTTTTATCGGCATCTCTAGCTGCAGCCAAATTGATTCCAGCTGGAGTGCCAATTTTATTAATTGGAACTCTATGGGCCATTAAAATTTCGTCTCTATTAGATTGACGATAAACGTTAAATGAGGACTCTTGCGTACCAGCCTCAATTGGCTCCATTTTAAATTCAGTCTTTGAGTCTGGAGAATCTGGTGGCAGGGGAATGTACAAGGATCTATGGTTTTTGCCCTTTAGCCCAACTTGGAAAAACTCAAGTAGTTTTCTTTCAGATTCTGTAGAAAGCTTTGCTCCCTTAACTGTAATAATATATCGTGGGACTGCCTTGTTTTCAAAGTAGTCTAGATTATATTTACCAGCAAATTCATTTCCAGCCATTGCATTTTGTGCAGCAATAATATCTGGAATTCCATAATAATTATTCTTTGGGGTGTACTTCTTTAAATGAATAATTTCATTAGGTCTATCTTCTTGACCCGCTATAGGGTTTATTGTTTCTGTATCCCCGAAGTTTCTAAAGAATACCGCCTTGCCATAAAGAAGCTGTATAAAACCGTCTCTAAGGCGTCTTACACGCATTGTTTTCGAAGGGATATGACCGATGTACCCTATCTTCCCAGTTGTCGTTCTACCGACCTCCAGGTAGCCATTACCAGTAGCCTCTATGTCGGTGTAGAACTTAATAAGTGTTTCTTTAAAAGTCTCATCATCATTACAATCTTCAAGCCATCTGTGCAAGTCTTGCTTAATTCTATTTAACTTTTTACGTGCTCTTTCTAATTGCTTTTCATCACTAATTTCATCTAGCGCATCTGTTGTTTTTTTTGATTCGATAAAATCAAATCCTAATCCAACAATGTTTGCAACCTTTGCATTTATAGCTGCATAGTTGTATGGAGAAATCTCATAAATTGTTGATAGATAGTCTAGGTTGTATTCTGGCTGAATTAGATCAAAAGTGGCATACCCACTAACTGCTTGCTGATGTTGCAACTGCTGGCTAACTGCACCATCTTTTCCGACAAAAGCTTTCTGAAGATCTCTAGAAACTTTTCTTCTAAATGAAGCTCCTAGGCCCGAAAGCTTTAAAATATCTTCGCCTTCTATATCAAATAGGTCGTCTGATTTTTGAGTGGTTGGATTATTAAATCTCATCCAGTCCGCCACGTTAGAAACTTCTATATTATTGATAGACATATCGTCTTCGCTATCGATCATTTTTTACCACCATTCAGCTTAGCCATTTCTTCTTTATGTACGCTAATATCCAAAGGATCTGGAGTAAGACCCCATCTTAATCTTTGCTTTTGATACTCAAACTCTTCATCATCAATTTGTCTGCTTCCCTCAATAAACTTAGGCTGCCCAACATCTATTCCATAGTGTGCTACAGCTGAAGCAAGCAAAGCAATTCTTTCTTTATTGCCAATCATAGATGCTATGGAAAGGAAGTTATTGTCTTCGTCTCCAACCCATCTACCGTCTGGCATTTCCCAAACATAGACACCTAATCTGGTATCGCCAGATTTCATTTGAGCATTAATTCTTTTTATGTCCATAGTTAATTATTTTACCATCTTTATGTCTACAAGTCCAGCTTTTTGTCACTCAAGATGACAAAACTATATTACCTGGAACAAAATTCTGTCTCTAGAGTAGGTTGCCACCGACTCTTCTGTCATCTCCATGGACGATCCTTGAGCAATAGAGGCAGATTTTCCAATATATAGGTCATAATGTTCTTGATGGCTAATTGACGGGTTGGCATACAAAGCTATATTTTGATATAAATTATCGTCTAATACACCAGATCTTACACCCAATAACTGTTTACCATTAAACCATATTTGCCCAGTTATATTACTAGATGTTTTTATTAGTATATAGTTTGGCTCTCCTATATATAGGTAAGATGATATGTTTGTAGCAGATGAGGCGTCCTGCCCATTTATATATAAATTGCTAATATTAGACTTTGTTATTGCTCCGCCTGCCGCCCACGATAATGCTGTCTCAACAGATCCAGTTTTATTAAATATTAGATGCCCGCTAGATAAAGATTTTGGAGTAAATATCATTTCAACATTTCTATTTTCGCTTATTGCATCAATATAGAATGCTGAAGATTTTGGTCTTATCCCGCTTTTGCTTTCTCTAAGTCTTATAGGGTAACTGTCGTTTGCTATATCTATATCCCAAATAGACCCGCTTGTTGGCTGAGATATAGAAAGAGTACTGCCACCGCTGTGCCCTAACATTTTTTTTGTAGAATAAAAATAAATTTTTAATGAGTATAGTTCTGGTAAATATACATCTGAATTTGTAGAACTAAAAACAAATTTAAAATATAGAATCTTTGTTGAGGAAAAGCTAGAACCTTGAGTAAATCCTGGTATAGAAGATCCATTTACGCAAAGTGTCCACGGACCAGAATCAGAAGTTTCAGAAACATAAACAGAGACTCCGCTGGAAGCAACCCAGTCAATCTTAGAGGATACATAGTTTTTTGTTATATTCAAAACCATATCTTCTACAAATTCTCCAGAAGTAAATCCTGAATTTAAATAAATGCTATTATTATTTTTGCTATAAGAAAGAGCATTATTATCATAGATAAGAGTATCCCATGCTACTTGAGCTGGATAAACATACTTAGTTTCTACTTCTTGATATCTTTCTCCAGCTTTAAATAACTCACCTAGGTCTGGTACCGACACCTGCTCATCATTATTTAAAAATAAATTATTGTAGTGAGATAATATTGCTCTTTGAGGTAAAGCATATCTGTAGACGGCTGGACAATCAATTAAAAAATATTCTCCAGACAGTGCAGGTCCAGATAACAAAGAAATACTTGTATTCGAAAACCTAATTGATATTGATTGTGTAGCCACTAAAACACCATTTAGATATAGGCTCATTGAGTTTACAGAGTACACTCCAACAACATGAAGAACTCTGTTTGGGTTTGGAACAGAATAATCTATTCGCTCTGACTCTAATTTAAAAACAATATTTCCATTATCCCAATATAAACCAATTCCGTTGGAGTCTGCTAAGATTGGAGTCAAAGATGTAATTGTTTTTGGGTGTATCCAAGCTTCAATGGAAAAATCATTATCATAGGTATCAAATGTTCCAAATCCACCTGTGCCAGTTGTTCCAGAAAAATCCTTTGACATGGTAAACTGAATATAGTTAGATGTGTCAATCTTATTTGAATGTGCACCGCCAGAAACTATAGGCATACCCGCTTTAGATATTTGACCGATATAAGATGCATGATTGCCACAACCAGAAATATCATAGGCCACTGAGCCAGATGACTCATCTAGTTTCCACAAGCCAATTGGTGAATCTTTTACCACATCTATATAGTAGGACATATTTTAATTATAGCAGAAAGAGTGTTAAACCCAATATCCTGTTGCGACATATCTAGAGTTATTGACCCCTGGCAAAGACTTTATATTGTAATCTGAAGGATATATCAACATGCTGCCTGCTTCTGGCTTTATCTTTTTATTTGAATTGGGAATCTCAATTTCTCCACCATCATAAGAACAATTTATATACATTTTTGCTGTATATTTACCATGAGGCAAATCACTATCTTCAAAGTTTTCGTAGTACTTACGAATAGAGTAATCTGTGTTTAGGTTTACAGGCTCTTCTATATTATTGTATAGCTTGTACTGAGTAAAACAATGATGGAATGTTGCCTTTAGGTTATTGATTACAAAAAGGCTTCTGGTGTCTACTACATCATTTTGTCCAGATAGATCTGAAGAAATATTTTTTTCAGAATAAGATTCTTTATGAGACCACTTTCCTATAAGAGATCTATTTGTTTTTGAATCGTCTTCCGTTTCTTCAATAAACTGTATATAGTTGCCAATCTCTTGAAGACAATAGGTGAAGTAAAAAACTTTTGGAGATAACTCTTGAAAAACATACATTGCCATTTTAAAACCCTTTATTCTGGAACAAAGACTCCGTCAACAAATGAGCCTTTATTCAACCAAAATGACGGAACCATGTATTTGAATCCGCTTTTTACTAAATGTGCTGTATGACTATATGGTGGTTCTGATGGGAAGATTATTACGCTTCCCGCCTCTGGCTTTATTGAAAAAGTAATTCTTTCTTTGTTTCTATCATCTTCAATATCTTCTGAGGCTGCATAGTCGGTTGAAGTAAGAACTCCGTCTCTAATGCTAAATGAAAGCTCTCCGCCCTCGTAGTCATCATTAAGGTACATAACTAAAGAATACTTTAATCTTTTGTCCCCTTCTTGCTGGTCAAAATGAGAGCCCATAAAAGTACCAGTCTCGTAACGCTTAATAGCAGTATCTGTCATTAAAATTAGCTTAGACTTTTCATCCACCTTTTCTGCATAATCCAAACAAACCTTTTTCATGCCGTCAAAAATTTCAGTAAAAATATACTTAGCATCTTCTAAAATATCTTTTGGACATTTTTCTAAAAGTTCATCTAGCTTTAGGTATTTAATTCTCTTGTGCTGTCCGTAGATATACATTTCTCCACTGCAGGCACCCCACTCTTCCCAAGGTGTAACAAACTTTGAATAGTTTTCAGAGTCTGTTCTTTCAATCAAACTAACTAGGTGCTTTGGGTCAGAAACAACATTCTTGTAGTAGTAAACCTTTTCATGCAATTTTTCAGATATCATTTGTGCTCCTTCTAATTTATCTCTAATTATACCATTGTCAATCATTTAAATAGATCCTCTTTATCTGGATACACAAATTCTAGCTTAAAGTCTGGGTCTTGCTTAAAAAGAACATCTTCTCCAGATGGGTCTATCCAAAACATTGGCAACATGTATTTCCATCCAGATTTTACCTCATGTGCAGTATGACTAAATGGAGATGGTGAAGGGAATATTACAATGCTTCCAGCTTCAGGCTTAATGAAAAAATCATATTGGCCCTCATTTCTAGGATCATCAATGTCTGCAAAAAGAGCACTTTCTGTACCAGTCAGTACACCATTTTTAATAGAAAAAGAAAGCTCGCCGCCTTCGTAATCATCATTTGGCCAAACAACTAATGAATAAAGTAGTCGTGTATCTCCTTCTTGAGAATCATGGTGAACTCCCATAAACTTTCCAGAACGATATCTGTGAACTCCAAATTGTTCTAATAGTATTAATTCTTCTTGTATATTTTGCTCTTTTTTATAATCTTCGCACACAGCTCGTATAGCATTAAACAGTGGGTCTCTTATTTTAATAAACGCTTCCTTTGTTTCTTCCGAAACGTCTTTGTCTATATTGTAGACGCTATTTAAGAGACATAGTTTTTTATAACCATAAACATATGGGTGCCCCATAGACCTGTTCTCATCTACGTCCCACTGATTCCATGGAGTTAATACGGGGTACATATCTGGATTATTTTCAGAATCGTTTACAAGTTCTAGCCACTCTTTTACGTTAGGTATTGCATTTTTATAATAATATACTTGAGGGTGAAGTTCTTCCCTAATCATTCCATTTTCTAACACAGTTGTTTTTATCATTTATATTCCCCCTCAATTTTTAAAGCCACATCTTTTTTAGCAGTTTGATCTGGGCCTGGTCTCAATCTTTCGCCTTTTTCTTTAAGTGCTGCCCAAAGCTCGGCGTCTTCTGCCTGTCTTTTTCTTTGCTCTGCAATATCGGTTTCCCATAAAGCCTGCTTTTCTTCGCTGTAAGTAACCTCTTCATTGTCCCAAAATGATCCTATTGTTAATCTAGTACCCTTGGTAATCATCTGAACTTCGTGAATGTTATGGTGACCGCCAGCAAATGCCGCTAGCATTCCAGTTTTAGGTTGCAAAGAAATATCATGATCTCTAAAGTTTAGAACTCCGCCTTCAAAATCGTCATTTAGATAAAGAAATGCTGCCCACTTACTTCTTTCAAACGAATTGTACTCTGGAGAATCTATTGGTGTATTATCTGAATGGTATCCTGCATATGCACCTTCCACCCATTTCTGTGCATGATAGCTGACAAGCCTTAGCTTGTCTCCTCTGCATATTTCTGTAGCTTCCTGAATTTTATCCTGAAGAGTAGTAAAAAAATCAGGTGCTAAACCAAACTTTTCTTTATCTTCATCGTCTGGCAGATTAGATGCAAATGAGTCGTAGAATGATATAGGTGCCCATGGAAGAGTTCCTTTTTCTACGGAATGCTCCCAATATTTAATAACTCTTTCACAATCTTCTGGACTAAGAAAATTTTCAAAAAACACAATGTCTTCTTTTACACGATTTTGATTTTCTAAATTAAATGTCATTTAAACTAATCCTTTCTAGCTTTTTCATTTCTTCATAATCTATTGTTTGATATACTCCAGATCTTCTTTCTTCTTTAGTCCTGGCAATTTCCATTTCTTTCCATATTTCTTTACCATAAAGCTTTTCATTTTTTAGCCACTCTTCTGATCCAGGATAAAACCTAACCCAGTGATTTCTTATAAAATACTTAGGTGACCCCTTTACTTTTTCAACACCGTGCATATAAAATTGACCAGCATCGGAAAGAAAGTCTGGGTCACCTGCTGGGAACAACAATATGTCACCTTTTTCTGGCTTATAGTAAAGAGTTTTATTGTCTACTAAAAATGTAAGTCCTCCGCCTTCATAATCTCCGTTTAAATACATCGTACATGTAAATGTAAATTTATATCCTCTAAAATCATGATAATCTTTTTGATAATCAGTGTGAACATGCATAGCAAAGTCAGAGTCTTCTATTCCGCCATCTACCTCATATTTACATATAGAAGGCCCCATTCTTTTCCATAGCTGTGTCATTGAATCTTCTTCTTCATTAAAAACCTGAGCCTCTGAATCAATTGGAACACCAAATGTTTCCGCATACTGATTTGTTGTTTTGTTAAACACTTCAATTATTTCATCCCAGAAACCTTTTTCCATCTGGGTTCTTTCAGACGAAGAAACTGAATAATCAAATTGATCGGCTTCCTTGCCAAATGTGTACCATCCATGCCAGTTTAAAGCAGACCCTTCTGGGTTTTGCTCAGAGTCAATAATTGTTTGTGTTAGTAAATCAATGTCTTTCCATGGATTTTTAAAAACCCATATCTTTGGGTATATTTCTTTGTATTGTAGATTCATGGCTTTCGGTCTCCAGTATGCTCAAGTATCTGCCAAAAGAATGGGGACGTGTATCTTCCTCCAGCAATAACGGGCCTGACCCCATGGATATAATTTTTATCACCTGGGAAAAAATAAGCTGATCCACCGACTGGCTTAAACTCTATTCCTTGAACTGGGAAAAACAATTCGCCGCCCTCATAGTCATCGTTAAAATAAAATAATGATGCTATATCATAATGAGGGAAATCATTTGGCGTACCAGCATCTGGCCCCTCGTGGAGCTCTTTATCTGCATGAGGGTCTTGTCTTGCTCCAACAGGCCATCTCACAATAGCTGGGCCAGTTGCCTGAACCTTAACATTAAAAAACTTTTCTACTTCAACCTGTAGTCTTGCTATCAAATTGTCCACAACACCGACTATAGATGGTTCTGCAGAAATCTCCATAGATCTGCGTGTGCAAACTCTATCGTGCCAAGCATTAGCATCATATATAACTGTGCCATTTTCATTGACATGAGAATCAGTAATATCCCATGTTGTGTTATTTCTAGCAAAGTTTGTCAGCCTTACTCTTTCTTCATCCGTTAAAAAATTCTTTAGCTCTACAATATTTTCTGGGCCTGCGCCATAAAATCCAGAAGGAGTTATAGAGCCCAATGATCTGTAGTCGTGAGTGTTATTAGTATTTAATCTATTTTCCATTTTACTTATATCTCCTTCTAGTCCAAAATTTTTTCTTATAGACTCCACCTTCTGGTGTTCTAAAAGTTTCTGATGTCTCCGCTGCTTTTCTCATAATAGTTACAGGTTTATGAAAAATAAAATCTGATTCCCAGTCTTCCCTTTTAAATGGTATTATCTGCAAGTAAGGGGTTCCAGCAGGCACGACTCCAGTAAATCCATTTTGTATAAAAAACGGTATCAATCCAGATGTTGTAACCTTGTCACTATCTATTATACCACCAACGGTAAGCCATGGTAAATCAAAGTGATTTATAGGTTGTATGTAAAGAGAGCTATAGCCTTCTGGAAGCTCTGGCGCCCAATTTGCATACCAGTGAAAATGATTTTTTTCATATCCAGCAGGAACTTGAAATCCAGCAGACTCTGGTCTTTCTCCTACAAAGTCGTCGAACTTTAATGGAACCCTAGCCTTTATCCTATTATTTTTTTGATAAAACTCTATATCGCATGGTGTAACTAAAGTATACCCTGTTGTAAATGTATCTAGCATTGCTGGGCATGCTTTAAAATTAAGCATTTTGCCACCATCTTTAGTTGCGTTAGAAACTGGATTCCCATAAAAATCTTTTACGTACATATCTGCATCATGCCACCATTTTGGTATAACTTTTGCTGTAGGACACGGTGCTGTTTCAACATCATTGTAATGCTTATTTGAGTGAAATGTTATTTTGTTCATTCTGGTATTCCACAACCTTCTGGCCCATTTAAAGCGGTGTCGTCATTTTTTAATCTTAAGGATTTAACTTCATGAGATCCTATTTTATTATTTTTATGGTCTACAGCATTTCTATAAAAGTCAGTCCATTTACCAGACTTATTAATATCACTAACAATTTTGCCATAATCTTCTTTTGGGAAAAAGTCTACTGGTAAATCCTTATATCCTTTTATTACCGCCACTGAATTGTTTAAGTTTGCCAAAGAAATTGGCATTATTGCTGCAACTGGTGTATTTGCTGGAATAGTAATGATCTCATTTGCTTTAGTTATTCTCCAAGCAATTGGAAATGCCCCTTTAAAAAATGAAGTGCTTATTAATGTAGTAAAAGGCCAAACACCTTCTATAGGCCAATTTGGTGTTGGCATTGCCAACATAGTAACATCTTCTTCAGTTCTTATAACTAAGTTTGTATTAAAACTAATTGTTGCGTTGGCTCTTGATGTTGATACATATTCGTTTCCTTTTAAAACTTTAACGTGTGTATCTGTGGAGTCTGATATTCCATCCCATATAAATGATATATCTACTGGAAAGGAAACTCCCCAACCTAATGTATTTGATAGGCTTACTGGAAAACAGTGATATGCATGCTTGTCAAAAGTTTCATCCATCCACTCTCTTTTTACACCTAAAGGCTGAATATTTGCTGACTGGTTTGGATAAACTTTATAAACATCAAAGTTCATCAGTACCCGTCTTTCATTGATTTATCAGACATGAATTGTCTGTAAAAAGATTCTGTATGAGTTGCATCGTTATAGTCTGTCATTGTAACAATTGAATATTTTAATCCAGATTTTACTGGGAGGGCAGCATGTGAAAACAGATATGTTGATGGGAATATGTATAGGTCTCCAGCTTTTGGCTTTATAGTTAAATCAAGCTTATCAAATCTTAGACCACCCTCTTCATAATCATCATTGATATATGCAACCATTGATACTGTTGATATGTATGACCATCCATGATCTGAATGATAGGAGAAGTGTTGGCCTTCTCCGTATTTAATAAAATTCATAGCTTCCCAATATTTTAATTCAATATTGTAGAAAGAAGAATAATCGTTTAGCGCAACAAGTTGTACGTCATGCACATCTTGCCAAATTGCATCTACATCTTTATTATATTTATCTAGGGGATTGCTTTCTTCAAACTTTTTCCATTTAAAATCTACACAATCTCTATAGTCAGGCATTTTTTCTCTATATCCTACTGTTGCCTCTTTCCAAGTATGCATGCCCTTAGAATTGGATATTGCGTTCTCAAGTCTATTAATTACATCTAATTCTGGAGTGATTACATTTCTATATACCCAAAGTCCTGGGAACAACTCTTCTTTTTCATACATTATTTTTACTTACCATTTCCCTATTGGACACTCAGCGTCTTTAAGTTTAGTCTTTAACGCCATAAAACAACCACACTTTTTGCATTGTTTTGTAGATTTCATAAATTCTGGGCAAGAGGAGCAAATGCTATATCTTTCTTGAGATAAAGACTCTTCTGCATACTCTGCATTTGGGTCTATAAAATCCCAGGGCCTTGTTGTGCCCAGATTTTCTTTATATTTTTGCCAGGCGCTTTTGCTATTTTCTTCTGCGCTCATTAAGCATTATCTGGATTAGTAAAATTAACTCCATCATAGAGCCAACCTTTTTCAACAACAAACTGCTCATCTAACTTTAACTCCACTACATCTGAAGTTTCTACCATAGCAACAAATTCATCAATTTCTTCTTGGCTTGCAAAATTTTCTTTGCCTGATCCCCATTGGCCAACAATTTCTCCATCCATAATTCCTGCAAATCTTACTGCTTTTGGATGCGTCCAAGCTCCATCTTCTAATAAAGTAGTTTCGCCAGTCTCTATATCCTTTTTGTAAAATTTTTCATCTACATATACGTCTCCTGGCATTACGTCATAATTACTTGAATATTTTAATGTAACTCCTGATCTATACAGTGCTACCCATTTTTCTCCAGCTGGCGTAGAGGTGCTAACAAATTGAACATGTTCAACTTTTGCGTCTTTTACATATGCGAAATACGACATTTTTTCTCCTTTATAGAATTATACATTAACCTTTTAATTTAATCAATACCTGGGGCGATATTTCTATCGCCCCATCAATATTAATTAACAGAACCAGTTATTACCTGAACAGCAACAGCAAGGGCAGTAATAGTTTCCGCCGCCAACAAAGTGTGGTGGGAAGAACGGTGGGAAGAACGGTGGGAAGAACGGTGGGAAGAACGGTGGGAAGTGTGGTGGGAAGAACGGTGGGAAGAACGGTGGGAAGAACGGTGGGAAGAACGGTGGGAAGAACGGTGGGAAGAACGGTGGGAAGTGTGGTGGGAAGAACGGTGGGAAGAACGGTGGGAAGAATGGTGGGAAGAATGGTGGGAAGAACGGTGGGAAGAACGGTGGGAAGTATGGTGGGAAGAATGGTGGGAAGAATGGTGGGAAGAACGGTGGGAAGAACGGTGGGAAGTGTGGTGGGAAGAATGGTGGGAAGAACGGTGGGAAGAACGGTGGGAAGAACGGTGGGAAGTGTGGTGGGAAGAACGGTGGGAAGAACGGTGGGAAGTATGGTGGGAAGAAAGGTGGGAAGTGTGGTGGTGTAAATGTCTGAATGGCAGCCGTGCTTGTTCCTGCAGATTCTCCAAGAGCATTAGAAGCGTAAACTGTATACGACTCGTCTGCAGTTGCATCTGGTAGGGTTGGATCTGCTGTATCAAATGGAGATGCTGCTGCAGCTGTCAATTGACCACGCAAGCTTGAAACTATTCTATATGAAGTTATAGCGCTTCCGCCAGTTGCATTTGCAGAAAATGTAATTCTATCATTTCCAGCAGCTGGCACTGGGCTTGCTCCAGCAGCACCTGTTGAAACACTTGCGCTTGGTGCTTGAGGAACTGTTGAAATAGGTGTTGAAGAAGAAGTGGTTGCAGCAGAATTTCCTGCAGCGTTAGTAGCAATAACAGTAAATGTATAAGAAACTCCTGAAGCTAGTCCTTGGAATGTATAATATGGATTTGCATTTCCAGTAGTGACAGTATAAGTTGCAGGACTTGTTGTAATAGTATAAGATGTAGCTGCAGGAGAAGCTGATGGAAGTGTCCAGGCTAAGTTTGCTGCTCCTCCAGTTCCTGCTGCAGATGCTGCAGAAGTTGTGTTAGCCGTTAGCAAATATGGGCGTGACGTTCCAACATTTGTTGCGTTTAAGCCTGTTACTGCACTTGGCTCTAAGAAGTTATCCTGTGCAGAGGACCTTATACCTCTTTTTTTGCCTATTGCCATACCATTATCTCCTTTTCTTTTACAATTCTATTATACAGAAAGATCTCCCATTACTATCCAAGAATCTGTTCCTCGTTTTAGTAATGTTGCTGAAGACCATTGTGCTCTTAATTTGGCCTGGTTTGTTGCATTTTGAGGAGTAGCATTAATTGTTACGCCTGCTGTTCCAGCTATAATCAAGTTTCCAGTTCCAACTCTTACAACATCTATAGATGTTCCAATTGGGAATGCTGTTGCTGAATTTAGAGGAATTGTTAATATAATATCAGATGCTGAGTTTGCCTCAATCATTGAGTCTCTATATCCTAGTAGGCTTAGTGTTGCGCTAGAAGTTATAGCACTCTGTTGAGCTCCAGTAGCAGCACCATAAACTGTAGTCCGTGAAGGAACACCTTCTTTTGTCTGTGTTCCATCTGTAAAGGCTACACCAGATGCTGCTACAGTTACTGTTCCAGTAAATGTTGGCGATGCTAGTGGTGCCTTGGCAGCAAGGTCAGTTGTAAGTCCTGAGATTTTAGACTGAGCAATTGCAGCAGAAGCGTTTATGTCCCCATTAACAATTGTTCCGTCAGCAATCATTCCTGATGTAACTGTTCCTGTTGGAAGAGTTACTGTACCAGTAAATGTTGGTGAGGCAAGTGGTGCCTTTGTTGCTATAGAATTTGTAACAGTTGTTGAAAACGATGCGTCATTTCCAAGAGCTGTTGCTAATTCATTTAGAGTATCAAGTGCTGCTGGTGCTGCTGCAACAAGGTTTGATACTGCTGTTCCTACGAATGCTGTAGTAGCAACCTGAGTGGTATTTGTTCCAGCTGCTGCTGTTGGAGCTGTTGGAGTACCAGTTAAAGCTGGTGAGGCTAGTGGAGCCTTAGCAGCAAGGTCAGTAGTAAGTCCTGAGATCTTAGACTGAGCAATTGCTGCGGATGCGTTAACGTCTGCGTCTACAATTACTCCAGCTGAGATTGATGTAACTCCAGTGTCGCTGATTAAAACATCTCCAGATTCAGCTACCCATGTTGGAACACCAGAGGCGTTAGCAACAATAATCTGTCCGCTTGTGCCGCTGGCAAGTTTTGAAAGAGCAATTGCAGCAGAAGCGTTTATGTCCCCATTAACAATTGTTCCGTCAGCAATCATAGTTGAAGTTACAGTTCCTGTATCTCCAGCAGTAATAGCTGTACCAGAAATCTTAGTCTTATCAATTGCCGCAGATGCGTTTATATCAGCATTGACAATTGTTCCATCCAAAATCATTCCTGATGTAACTGTTCCTGTTGGAAGAGTTACTGTACCAGTAAATGTTGGTGAGGCTAGGCTAGCCTTTAGGTCAAGTGCTGTTTGTGTAGCGGTTGATATTGGCTTAGCTGCGTCAGTTGTGTTGTCTACGTTTCCTAGGCCAACCATTGCTTTTGTAACACCAGATACTGTTCCAGTAAATGTTGGTGAGGCTAGTGGAGCCTTAGCAGCAAGGTCAGTAGTAAGTCCTGAGATCTTAGACTGAGCAATTGCTGCGGATGCGTTAACGTCTGCGTCTACAATTGTTCCGTCAGCAATCATTCCTGATGTGATTCCACCAGTTGCAACACCAAGTGTTCCTGGTGTAGATTCAGTTAGGCCAGAGCCTGCTGATACAGCTTTTGCTGCATTAAATGGTGTATATGTTACGTTTGTTGTTCCAATTGTAATTGTTGATGTATTAGAGCAAACATATCCATAACCTGAGTTAACAGTTCCTTCTAGAACTAGAGAGAAATCTCCGCCTGCAAGTTCTCCTGCTGGATTATTATCTGCATCTGTTGCACGAGACCATGCTCCTGCTGCAACTACATAAATACCATTTTGTGTTTGTGTAGTTTGATCTTTAACAAGGACGCGATCTCCAGCAACTACCGCTACTCCGTCAATTGTTTGTGTTCCGCTTAGAGTAATGTTTGCAGTTGTTGCAACTCTTACTGGCTGATGGAAATTAATTCCAGAAACTACGTTATCTACGTAAGCCTTAGTTGCTGCATGCAAGTCTGCTGATGGTGCGCCTGAAAGTGTAAGTGCTCCTGTTAATGTTCCACCCGCAAGTCCTAACTTTGCATCAAGTGCTGTTTGTGTAGCAGTTGATATTGGCTTATTTGCGTCAGTTGTGTTGTCTACGTTTCCTAGGCCAACCATTGCTTTTGTAACACCAGATACTGTTCCAGTAAATGTTGGTGAAGCTATTGGTGCGTAAGTTGAAGCAGCAGTTGCAGAAGCAAGTTTTGCATCAATTTGAGTTTGAATTGCTGAAGTTACACCATCTACATATCCAAGCTCTGTTGAAGTAACATTTCCTATTGAGGTTGTGCTTGGAAGAACTACAGTTCCTGTAAATGTTGGTGAGGCAAGATTTGCCTTTAGGTTATCAGCTGCAGTAACAAATGCTGTTGTAGCAATTGCTGTTGTGCTGTTTCCTGCCGCTTGAGTTGTCGCAGTAGTTCCTGTAGGAAGTGTAGGGGTTCCTGTAAATGTTGGTGAGGCAAGATTTGCCTTTAGATCAAGTGCGGTTTGCTGCGCTGTTGATACGGGCTTGCTTGCATCCGTTGTGTTATCAACATTTGAAAGACCTACATCTGATTTTGTAATTCCAGTAGGTGTATTTATTACTGGAGATGTCAGTGTTTTATTTGTAAGAGTTTGTGAATCTGATGTGCCAACAATTGTTCCACTTGGAAGAGACTTACCAAGTACTTGTGATGAAGATAGAACTGTTGTTCCACCAATTTCATAGACTTTACCAGTTGATAGGTTTAAATCTTCTGATGAAGTCCAAGCATCTGTAGAATCAACCCAGTTGAATGTTTTATCTGTTGTTCCCTTAAGCGTAATACCGCCACCGTCAGCAGTTACATCTGTTGGTGTTGCTGTATCTCCAAGAACAATATTCTTATCTTCAACAACTAAGTTGGTTGAGTTAAGATTTGTTGTAGTTCCATTAACTGTTAAGTTTCCAGAAAGTGTTAGGTCTGCCGCACTTACTGTTCCAGTAAATGTTGGTGAAGCTATTGGTGCGTAAGTTGAAGCAGCAGTTGCTGAGGCAAGCTTTGCATCAAGTGCTGTTTGTGTAGCGGTTGATATTGGCTTAGCTGCGTCAGTTGTGTTGTCTACGTTTCCTAGGCCAACCATTGCTTTTGTAACACCAGATACTGTTCCAGTAAATGTTGGTGAGGCAAGTGGTGCGTAAGTTGAAGCAGCAGTTGCTGAGGCAAGTTTTGCATCAAGTGCTGTTTGTGTAGCAGTTGATATTGGCTTAGCTGCGTCAGTTGTGTTGTCTACGTTTGCTAGGCCAACCATTGCTTTTGTAACACCAGATACTGTTCCAGTAAATGTTGGTGAAGCAAGTGGTGCCTTGGCAGCAAGGTCAGTTGTTAATCCTGAGATCTTAGACTGAGCAATTGCTGCTGTTGCATTAATATCTTCGTCTAAAATTGTTCCGTTAGCTATAACTCCAGAAGTAACTGTTCCTGTTGGGAGAGTTACTGTACCAGTAAATGTAGGTGAAGCAAGTGGTGCATAAGTTGAAGCAGCAGTTGCTGAGGCAAGCTTGGTATCTATTTGAGACTGTATTCCAGATGTTACTCCGTCTAGATATCCAATCTCTGCGCTTCCGACTGAACCAATACTTGTTGATCCTGGAAGAGTTACTGTTCCAGTAAAGGTTGGAGAAGCGATTGGTGATTTGGTATCAATCTGTCCCTGGACGGAAGATGTTACTCCGTTTAGGTATCCAATCTCTGTGCTATCAACTGAGCCGATACTAGTTGATCCTGGAAGCGTTACTGTTCCAGTAAAGGTTGGAGAAGCGATTGGTGATTTGGTATCAATCTGTCCCTGGACGGAAGATGTTACTCCGTCTAGATATCCAATCTCTGTACTTCCAACTGAACCAATACTTGTTGATCCTGGAAGAGTTACTGTTCCAGTTAGTGTTGGTGAGGCTATTGGTGCATAGGTTGAAGAAGCATCTGCCGAAGCAAGCTTAGTATCGATTTGCCCCTGAACTGAAGATGTTACACCATTTAGGTATCCAATCTCTGTGCTTGAAACTTCGCCAATACTTGTTGATCCTGGAAGAGTTACTGTTCCAGTTA